CTATCGTTTAAGTTAGTTTGATATTGTTGTGGTGTACTTCGTTTGTAGAATGATTGTATTTCTCTGAATGGTTCTTCTTCGTTTGGTCCGCTTGTAATGAATCTGTATAAATCAATGTCAACCGATTGTTTTAATTCGATTAAATGTTGCACACTCTTACCATTTATGAGTGCTTTACTTCGTGGTGATTCTTCTAATAACTTTAACGCATCTTCTCTTAAACTCAAACCATCGGTGTGGTTTAGATTGATTATATAGAGTTTTTGCATACAACTAACCACAATGAATGATATACGATTGTTTAAAGCATGCTTATCTACATCCGAAAGTTGAATGTATATTCTACTTGGACGAGTATTAAACTCCAATAAGAAATCATTAAACGATTTAGAATCCTCTATGTATATAACCATCTTACAAATATAACAAAAAGATTTGGTATATCCAAATTATCCTCTATAAAATTTTGTAAGATTTTTTACATAAGTATCTATGTTACCCATAGTTTCTTGTGCGTAGTTGATTGAACGCTGATTTAGTTGTTCTACTTCAAATTTGTTTGTACCAGTTATTTTCCAACGCATTTTTAATTGTAAATAAAAAGGACTACTTGTAAATTTATCGTATAATTCTTTGTTTATTTCAGAAATAACACCAAATGGTTCGTTTCTTTTTCTTACAAAATACCGATAAATAAAACCAATGTTATAATCTTGCTCATTTGGTTGAGCTTCAAATGTTGGAAAACCAGTTTCAACTAATTTCACATTACTCTGTAAAGATTTATATATATCTATATTAGTCATAGTATTAAACGTTAGTAGGTCTATATCTGAATTTAATCGTTGTTTCCCAAGTATCAGAAACTTTATGTGTTACTTCCGTTACTTGAAATACTCCACTTTTATCAAATGGTACTCTATCTATATTTACAACTTTTCCAACAGTAATTCCGGATATACCTAATACTGTTAATTCCAATTCAATTGGTAATAATGGGTTATTTTTATTTAATCCACTATTGCCAAAGTATAAATTTTTACACAATGCGGTATCTTTTAATATAGCACTAACATCTTTTGTTGGTGACCCGTTTGTCATTATATCATCATCTGAATGAATTACAATACAATTATCATCAATTAAAGTATTTGTGGGTGTAATTGGTCCTGCTGTATTAAATCCAGTAATAATGTTTCCCGCAGGAGGTGTTCCTCCGGCTGCAGCGCCTCCAGCCGCAGCTGCTGGTGTTCTTGGAGTAGTTCCATCCGACATTGGAAATTGTGTAGGGACATTTACATTTATACCAGGAATATTACCAAATCCAGTTCCAGGAATAAATCCACCTGTGTTTGCAAATGATGCATCAGGTATATATGATTTTAAATTTAATATATCCGTTGGGTCTTGTTGAAATTTAAAAAATAAATTTTTTCCAATTTCTTTTGATTTTTGATTACCAAGCATAGCCATTGCAATAATTTCCTTTGGTAAATCTGCTGAAAAATTTATGTTTGTTATGGTAGTATTATCGTTAAATAAATGTATAGTTGATGGCATAGCTACCACCGATGGTATTAATGCATAATCAACAATTGTATAAATCATAGTACCATTACTATCCGATTGAACTTGTGGTGCTAGTTCCATTAATCCGGCTCCTGCAACATTTATTTCATCGCATAATTTTTGTATAAAATCACCCATTTTACCATTTTCACCCATACTTTTTGCAACATCTAATACAAAATCAACCTTTAAAAATATATTTTTTATATACCCCCATTTTCCTTTTTCATAATTATTTCTATCTCCATTGTAAATTTTTAAAATACCTTTACTTGCAATTTGTTCTGGAAATTCTTTACCAGATTGTAATTTTAAATTTTGAGTATTTTTAGTATCCAAAACCAAAGTAGCGCCATCAACATTCTGTGCAACTATTGGATTTGCCATTGTTGCGTTTGGAAAAATAACATTTTCAGAATTACTTATTATATTTGGATGGGCAGCTGCTACTGCATTTGATATATCTAACTTATAATCATTTTGTTGCTTTCCTTTTCCTTTGTTTATAGTATAATCTACTAAAAATTCCATACTAATAAACACATCATCACTATATGCATCGTGGTCATATTCTATTACTGGATTAAAAAGAGTACCAATTCTAGATAATAATGCAGAAAAGAATCCTTGATTTGAAAAATTATAATTTATAGTATGCTTTTTTGCTATATCATTTTTTAATCCTAAAAATTGACCATTTTCTAATTCTAATACACGTGCCAAACGATTGTCTGCTACCGAATCTTTGGTTGATGAGTTAGTATTTTTTTTATCCTGTCTATTAGTACCCAAATAAGCAGGTATTTCATTTTTTGTACCAACTACAAATGTAGCATCGACACTTGCATCATTATTTATGGTATAACTAAAATCAATAAGTGGTCCTACCATTACATCTTCCGTACCATCTCCACAAAATTTTTCCCACGTATCTATATTATCTACCAATGTTTTAGCGGTTGGAGCATCTAATCCCTGTGGTACTGAATAATCTGCACCACTACTTCTTTTCTTTGTCCAGCCCCATCTAATTGCCTTTGGAGTACCAATTCGAAAAAATTCGCTATGATATTCCATAGCTCCCATTGATGGGAATTTAATAGTTATATGCCCCTCACGCAATACACCCATACTACCACCGGGTTTTACTTCAAGCCCAACCACCATTGGTGGAAATCTCCAACCCATTTGTCCTGGTACAAATGATGTATAATCTGAATCGTTTCCTATAACAAATGAACCCTTTTGATAAGATATAAACCTAACAAACGGCATTGCACCAGAGAACGTTTGCTTAAAATAAGCAGATGTACCTGATATTGCAGCCGTTTTAGAGGATGGTAAAGGTTCAAATAATGGAAAATGATTCATAACTATTTATATTTTATTTGTAACATTGGATGGATTATTCGGTATTCTTAATTGTAATCCAGGTTCCAATTTTAAATCAACATCCGTCATATTATTATATACAGCAATAACCCACCATAAAGATGCATCTTTATAAAATTGAAATGCAAGCGTATCTAATCTATCATCTTCTTCCGTTATTATTAACACATCGGAATCAACTGCTTTAAAATACGGCATAAGATTTGAATGAAATACTAAACCATTTGCTTTTTTCTGTATATTGAGTTTATCGTATCTTCCCATATTAGTTTAATTATTGTGGTGCTCCACCTAACATTCCAGTTGATGATTTTGGTGTACTTGTTGGATTTATTTTAAATTCATTACTACTATTTAAATCACGTCCTCTTTCAGAAGTTGGTATTAATTCGTCCGTAGTATCTGTGCCAATTGTGTTAAATATACCACTACCATTTGGTGCTTCACCCGAACCTTCGGTTTGCCATTTTTCCGGGTCTAATATATTTGGTACTTCGCTCGTTGATGTTTCACCACCGGTAAATGAATTTTGGTTTATAGTTCCTTCCATACCGGCTTCGTCAGAACCTTGTTTTCCAAAAAATGGTCCAAGTCCTTGTAACTTTTTAATATCCGTATTTCCAGGTTGTAATTTTTTGCCAAAATTTAATCCTGGTAATGATGGTTGATTATAGTCATAAATTGGTTCATTTGATTTAAACATTTCATTAAACCCACTCATAGCACTTGGTATAACTTTATATGTAATATCAAATTCACATATAAATGGGACTTGTGAATTTTCTTGTATTTCCCAAGGTGAATTATCAGGTATTGTTATTGTACAATTTGTTAAAAATCCATAGGATGAATCAACAAAGTTTCCTATTTTTAATTCACATATTTTCCCCTGAATACCATTAGTACCTCCCCAACTAGCCAATGTAAGATTTTGTAAAAATTCTACTTTTTGCCAAAGTTGAACTAATTGTTTTTCATTTTTTGCATACAATTGACCTTTAAATGATATTTCCCTTTCAAATGATTCATAAAAATAAAATTTGTTTGGAGAACCAATCGGTTTAACATCTCCCCAAGTTGGTGTGGGTGTATCAGTTAAACCAGTTAGATTTGACATTAACATTATATAGTCTTTACTATTAACATCTTTTAAATATATTGATATTAAATCTGAATTTTTTTTTGTATTTCCATCAAGTGTCAAAGATGATAATGATGTGTGTCTTTTTGAATTTAGTACATCCACTTCTTCCAAATCACCACCGGGTGTAGCACCGCTTGGAGTTATATTAGCTCCAGATTTTTGACGTTTTACACCTACGAATAATTTTGTATTAATTGCATTTTTGCCATTATATAAAGTACTTTCACCTTTTCCCTGTTCTTTATAAACATTTTTTGAAAATGAAACTTCTTTTAAATCTTCTTTTGTTAAACCTTCAACATCAATAAATTTATATTTAATTCCTTGTATGTTATCTTTGGCTCCTTCATCGTATGTAATATACCCTTTAAATCCGGATGAACCTATAAAGTTTGATAAAGCAGGTTTTAATGATGTATATTTTTTACCATCTAATCTGATTGTATTAAGTTGTTTTTCTGCATTTATACCTTCATATTTTGTATAAAAACGCTCTCCTTCTCGCATCAATTGGTCTTCACCAGTTGCAATACCCGTTAATGTTCCATTACTTTTTCCAAAACTTTTTGTTGCGTAATCGGATGGATATATTGGTAAATCATTATCTTTACTATTTAATGGATTTTTTATTTCACGTAAAGAACCATTCCCACCACCTCTTTTAGAACTTAATCCAAATTTTTTACCAATACCCTGTAAAGCAGAAAATCCAACATTTAATGCCAAATCAATCGCCGCGCCACCTATCCTAACTCTACCACCCTGACCAGGTGAACCTATATTTTGTGAAATTTGTTTTGGTGTTGCAAATGATGTTAATAGATTTCCTATTGCATTTTTGTTGTTATTTACGCCACCATTATATAAACTAGTATATAAACCATTTTTTGTAGATAGACCTAGGAAAGGTAAATCATTTACCTCATCACTTGGAAATTGTGGATTTGTAAATGAATTTAAAGCGTTTCTTACAAAACCACCAACCAAAGTATTATTACCAAATGTACCAGCCAATAAACCTCTTGAAAGTCTATCTACTCCACGTTTTGCCAATTGCATTGGTTCTACTGCACCACGAGTTAAAATTCTAGCAGAATCTACACCATATATTTCAATAACGTTTTCTGCTAATTTTTGATATTGCCTATCATATGGTAATTTTACACCTTCAACGTTTAAACCAATAGCGGGGATGTTTATATTACCAGTTGTTGGTCCTACTTCTTTGGAAGATAGCATATCAGCTTTAACTTTATTTGGGTCAAAGTTAGAATTATTAAATTGAAATTCTCCCAATAAATCTTTTAATTGCTTTGCCATCTTTTAACTATTTTTCAAAAATTTACGCATTCCTCTTGCAATTTCTCTACCATCTATATTCACCACTAACTCTTCACCCATTATAGCATTTGTTAATTTTTTAACTTCTTCAATTAATCCAGCTACATTGGTACTACCACCCGTAGTTGTTTGAGTTGTAGTGGTTGCAGTTCCACCTACCGGTACACCCGCTATACCTAATTCATTTAATCCACTTAAAATAGGCAATGCTAAACCACCACTTGCCGCTACTAATCCTAATGATGTAGCCAATGCAGTTAATGCAGTTGCCATTCCGTATATTGGTGTAATGTTTAATGAAGATAATACTGATAAATTTTCAGTAATCATTCCAAATGGGCTACTAATACTCGATAAACCATTACCAACTACCATCAATGCCGCGCCAAACATACCCAACGCAATTGATGCAAAACCTAATGCAACTGCTCCTAACATAATTGGTGCAGCAAATGCGCCGAATGCTGCTAATGCCAAACCAACTACAACCAATGCACCTGCCAATGATATAATTTCATTAGCACCAATCTTTGTAAATTGTTGTAACGCTAATCCCAATACATATATAGCAGCTGCTGCTATTAATAATGCAGCTGCACCTTTAAGCATTGCACTAGCATTATTACCTGCACCACCAACTGATTTACTTGTTTTATCAACACCGCTTGTATCCATTTTTGGTGCAATTGATTTATTTGATGTAAAACGTCCTGCTGAATCTCTAGCTTTTGTTAAAGAGCCCGCGCCACCTGCTAAAGAAGAACCTGCACTTGATGCATTAACGGAATCTTGTGCAGCTTTTACTGCAAATAATCCAGAAACCCATTTTTTAAGTCCTGTCCATATTTGTGGTAAACTAGTTCCAAATGTATTGAAAGCAAATCCTATATTTCCTAATAAGCTAAATACACCTGGTAATATACCAAGCCATTTTCCAAAACCGGTTGTTCCAATTTGGTCAACCATTGCACTCATTGTATTAAATGATGCCGTCATTGCTCCAACTGGTTTTAGTGCTTCTTTTTCATTAGCAATCATTTGTAGTAACTCTTGGTTTGATACACCAATTGCAGCTGCTAATGCTCTTTTTTCAATTGGAGACATTTTATCATATGCTGCAATACCACCAGCTGCTTTTAACGTTTCGTTCATTGCACCATTTATATCACCAGCATAAGCTAACTCTCTTGCTCTTTGTAAATTTAAATTTCTGCCAAGTATTACAGATGCTTCCATTTCATTAGCAACCGATGTTTGATAATCTAATAAATTATCTGAAATCTTACCAGCAGTTGATAAATCAACTCCTAACCTTGCCGCATTTATAGCTGCATCTTGTAGATTTTTACCACCATTTTTTGAATATACGGCAAACAACTCTGTGTTTTGAGCCAAATCTTTAAATACCTGCGATGGTATTGCACCATTAGCAGCTGCTAATTGAGATGCTGCTTCTAATGAATTTAAAGCTACTTCATTTGATAAATTTGATAAATTACCAAATTCATTTACTAAAACACCAGCTTCTTGTCCACTAACACCCAAACGGGCTGGTAGTAATCCCAAATCAAATGCCAATTCATTTGATATTTTATTTACATTACCAATTCTAGCACCAAATTCAGTTACTGCTCCAACTGCTTCTTCACCCAATATTAAAGATATTGCTGTAAGTTGTGATTTAAAACCAACCAATTGAGCAAAACCACCACCTATTTGAGCATTTATTTTACCAAACTCATCTGCCACATATCCTGCTGCAAATCCAATTACTGTCATTGCACCAGTCCAACTACTAAAAAATACTTTTCCATAATTAATTAATTTTTGGAAAAATTTATTACCAGCTCCTAACTCCTCATTCATTTCCTCATATAACTCTTTTACATCTTTTTGCATATTAGCAAATTTAGATGCTTTTATATACGCTTCATCCAATGATTTCATTTGAGCAATCAATTGTGCCTGTGCTTCTTTGGCTGCTTTACCTTGCTTTGTTCTGCCATCGTCTTTCATATCCTGCAACTCTTTCAATTGTTGCAACATTATTGTATATTGGTTTTGATATTCTTGCGTATATTCTGCTATCTGCGCTGCATCTTCTTTATTTAATTGAGCTAAAGATGTAATTGCACTAATAGCATTGGCAGCTGCTGAATTTGCCGATTTATACTTATCGCTTTGTGCCTCTGTACTATTTGCAATTGAAGTTCCAAAATCAATACCTAATTTTGTTGCATTTCTTAAATCAGTTTGCAAACCACCCATTGCCGAACTTATTGAACCAATTGATGACTCAATATTTGAATATTGGGTCATTTGTATTTTTAGTTCATCTCTTTGTTCTTTTGCAAGAGTTAATCCGAGTGCACGTTGTTTATTTAAAACTACAAGATTTGTGGTTATTTCTTTTAACTCCTTTGCTTCTTTTTCGTCTAATTTTCCACTTGTTTTTTTTAATTCATTTTCTTTTTTAATTAGAGCAAGTTGTCTCTCCTTTGCCGCATTAATTTCTTTTTGAAGGGCTAGGTTAGACTTATTAAGGTCGTTTAGTGAACGAGCATTTGATTGTTCTTGCGTATTATCAGCCATTACTATTAGTTATTACTTTGTCTAATTTGCTTCAATAAATCGCCATATTGGTCTTCAATATTTTTCATTGCTTTTATTGCAGTTGGGTGCATACCAGCTTTATCAGCTGCTGCTATATAGTTATCCGATACACCTTTTTGTAATGCTTTGAAGAAATTATCAACAATTTTATTTAATAGACTTTCTGATAATACGGCTTTATTTTCTTTTAGTTTCATAATGATGTGATTTATCTTATATAAATATCCATAAACAAAAAAAGTTAGGATTTATTATCTCCTAACTCTGTTTGCTTTTTCAATTTGTTCCTTTTCTTCTTTTTTAACTTTAATCAATTGATTCACATATAATCTGCGTATATGTAGTGGTAAATTATATACATCCGCAAATGTAAAACCACCTCCTCCACCCAATATCAAAAAGAATATCTCTTCGTGAAGTTTTAAACTATAATCAATTGGTAGGGTAAAAAAAGCTAATCCCAAATGGGATGTCTAGCGCCTCCGTTTCGCCTGTGATTTCAGATGTGAAATCGTATTTAAGGTTCAAATCAGGTGAGATTAATTTAATATAATCTCTAATTACTCTTGTATCTCTTGCTAACATATTTTTAGCAAACTTATTGATATTTCCCTTATCAGTATCACCATCCACCGATGTAATCATATATTTTAAACGAGTAGATACATCTGAAGTATTATCTTTGTTTTTAGATAATCTTTCTAATGCTTGGATTTCAGCGTTTATATCCTTTTCATCTTTGTGAGTTAATAACTTAAATGTTATTTTCTTTTTAGATGTTGGTAATTCAAACTCATAACGATTTTCTGCATTTAATATACTGAAATCAATATCTTTTGTTTGTATTTCCGAAAGGTCTATTGTTACTTTTTGTCTTTCACCACTAAATGGGTCAGTAACTTCTACTTCATAATCAGGCCCATAACCCAACACACGAGTTGCAAGAAATACTGCATTCTTATCACCAATTACAATATCATCACAATTCACATCCGGTTGAACAATTACCGATTCAAATAATTTATCTAATACAATACCTTTACGGATTAAATTTTGTGAAGAAAGTATATCTTCTTCTTTTGCAGTCATATATTTAATTTCCAAAGTTCCCTTACTTAACGGATTTGATGCAGGATAGCACTTTCCTTCCGATGGTAATGAAATTATTTGAGTTGGAAAATCAAATGTTTTTACTGGTGTTGGTTGTGGTGTTTGTTCCGTTTGTGGTTTCGCCTGAATTGGTTGCGTACCACGTGAAATACTTAAATTCTCTTCCATATAACTTATAATAAATTGTTTTTTATTCCTATTTGTCTAATACAATCTGGTCTTGTACATAGTTCATTTGGTAGATTACCACAAGAACATTTATTTTCATCTATATGTGATGAAAACTTTTGCACACTATCCAAAAGTAATCCTTTAGTTTGAGCAGGTTGTTGCTCTTTGAGTAAATCTCTAATTTCAGTTAATAGAGATTTGATTATTGCAAATTGTCCTAATTCCATAACATTATTTTTGTATATATAAATATACCAAAACAAAAAAAGTGTGTAAAAAATTACACACTTTTCTTAAATTTTTAATTTTGTTAATATTAGTATTCTAATACACAATAATCCATTGAAAGAGTTACTGTAATATTTACAGGGTCATTTGAACTCCAATCCATATCACCAAATTCGGCTGCTGAAATAAATGCTCCTATCAATTTCCACTCTTCTACTTTATCGCCAACTGGTCCTAATGCGTAAATGCTAATATCTTTTTTGTAGAAATCTGCATAACCATCACGACCTGTAATAGATTCATGTGAAGTTCTAATCCATTCCATTACCGCCTGTGCTCCAGATGGAACAATTGGGTCATACAAAGTGATTGTTAAATCAGACCAATCAGATTTTCCTTTAATCTTACGTTTTACGTTGATGTGGTCCAATATTACTGTTTCACTTGTATATTTTGGTCTGTTAGCCGCTTTTATCATAAACGATGGGATACCACCGATTTCCATTACAAATCTATTAGCTAATTTGGGTTCAAAATTTTGATAAAAAATCTTATCATACCCTAATACGTCTGCCATTTTTTATATTCTCCTTATATCTTTTATATAAATATATGTTTTTTAAATTTATTATGCTCCAAAAGTTGCACCAGTTGGTAAAATGTTGAAGTCAATTTGGATAAATTCAGCAGTTTTAGTAGGTTGTAAGAAAATTGCTCCTTGTAATATGTTTCTATCAATTACGTCAGGTGTATTATTTGAATCATCCATTACAACTCTAAACGAATATAAACCTTGTCTTTGTTGGATACCCTCTAAATATGGATTTACTGTGTTTAAGAATCTGTTTCTAGTTTCTGTACTATTTTGTTCAAATACCAAATATCTCGAAGTAGATGCGATATACTTTTTAACTGTAATCAACAATCTTCTTACGTTAATTCTATCTAATGCAGATGGTCTAGATTGTAAAGTCTTTTGTCCAAATGCTACGATACCTTGTCCTGGGAATTGTGCGATTGGGTTTACTTTTCCTTCGTACAATGTATCTCTATCAGAATGAGTTAGACGATTTACTACACCAATTGCTCCCGTAATACCACCACGATTCAAACCTGCCGGTGCAAACCATTCAGCTGCTGAATTATCGTTAGCTGCAAATACCGCTGGCATTAATACCGATGGTGGAACTGCTACCATTTTGTTAGTATTCAAATCAATTGTCTTAATCCAAGGGTAGTAAGTTGCTGCGTAGTTAGTATCTAAACCTTCTGCTACTCCAACTGCTCCAGCGATTGTACCATCTTGTGCTACTGAATCCATAATGTAGAAACAATCAGTACGAGCTTCACACAAATCAATACCAGCTTGTGCTACCGATGTATGTAATGTTTGAATAACACCCGGCATAACTACCAAGTTAATATCATATTCGTCTTGATTAGAAATTGCGTCTAATGCTCTTTGGTATGCTATCGAACCACTTGTACTAGCAGATGATAAATCAAATCCTTGTGAATTTGTGTTTGTAATAGATGAACCTTTAGCAATTGATTTAGCCGGGCTCATACCATCAAAACCACCTTGTAATGCTACTACAAATGCTCTTTTAGCTACCGCATCTGCTGCTGAACCAGTTAATGGTAAACCAGCGGTTACATCTAATGAAAATGCCGATGATGTTGTAAATCCTTGTGGAATTGGTTTTAAGAATTGTGTATTATCTGCTGATAATGTTCCTTCAAAATCAAATCCACCAGGTGTAGTTGAAGATACAGAAGTAGATTTGTAAGAAACATCTACCAATGAACCAGTATAAATACCAGCTGCAATTGGGTGTGAGTAACCAGCGTTACCATATGGTGCAGCCGTTACAGGTATTGCATCTATGTTACCCATTTCAATATAGATGTAACGAGATTTGTTAGAGTAATCACCATATTCGGTAATCTTTCCACTTGCATCAGTTGTTATATATCTATCACCAATTGCTCTTGCAATATAGTTAGGTGATGTTGGGTCTAAATTTAAGTTAGAATAAGTTTCTAATACATATTTTCTCTTATCAGTATCGTTGTACTTTCTAACTTGTAATGTAAATGTTGCGTAATCTGAACCAGCAACTGAACCAGCTGCTTTAACATCTGAAATTACAATTTTAAATCTTGTGTTTTCAGCGTTACCATCTGCAATAGTTTTAACTTTAAATAAATCGTAGTTAGTACCTGCAACTAATTGAGATTGAATGTATGGAGTTGAAGCTCCAACTGCACCCTCACTAAAGTTTTGTAATGGTAAAATTACTGCAGATGCACTATAATGCGTAGTTCCTAAAATATTTTCAAAATAAGTATATGCATATGCGTTTTTAGCTCCCAATGGAGATGTTCCAAAAGTTTTAGTAACTGCATATGGGTCAGCTGGTGAAATTGAAAATTGGTTAGAATCACCAAAAGTACCAATGTGAGTTCCATTTATGCTTAATAAATCAGCAAGTGGAGCAGGTGAAGTAGATGCGGTAATAGCTACATCACTAAATGATGCGGATGTATTTGCCGTTTCGGTATTGTTTAATGTATAAACTAATTTTTTAAATCCACTACCAGATGCTATAACACCGATTGGTCCTAATTCTTTATATCCACCTAATCCAGCAACTCTTACGATTGTTGCTACACCAGTTTCTCTTAAATAATTTTGTACTGCGTTTTCAGTATAGTAAGTGCTATCAACAACACCAAAAATATCTTCAAATTCAGATTGAGTATTTACAATTGTAGGTTTGAATGCTGGTCCCTGCTTTAAAGGTCCGATGAAAACTCCACCGATTGCACCAACACCCTGTGCTATAAAAGATAAATCATTCTCTCTAGTGAAAACACCAGGTGATACGATTTTTTCAGCCATTTTTAATTTCTCCTTTTAATAATAATTTTTTATCTTAATATAAATATATAAGATTGTGATGAAAAGATATATTTGTTTATTGTTTTGGTGTAAATTCCCCAGTATCAATATCTAAATTTCCTTCACCATATTCGGTTTGGATTTTAGATAATAATTCTTTCTCTTCTAAACCAAATTGTTGATATTGTTCTTGTAAGAATTTTTCATCTCTTTCAATTGTAGCTTTCTGAATTGCCAATTGACCTAATGAAATAACAATATCATTAAAACTATCACGTAATTCGATAATTTTATTCTTGTATTCTTCTTTAATTTGCATAACTTATATTGTTTATTTTATATATATAAATATATGGTTTTCTACTCAAACGTTAAAATTTAACCGATTTTTTCTTTAATTTCTTCGATTTGTTTTTGCTGTTCTTTGATTGCTTCGATTAAAAGAGCTATTATTTTTTCATATTGAACTGCAAGGTATCCACTATTTCTTTCTACTACTATTTCAGGTAAGATTTCTTGTATCTCTTGTG